CAGGATGCGCTGCAAGAGTTCGACGACATTCAAAGCGCCATGCGTGAAGGCCGTCTGCAATGCCTTGAGGACCGCCGCTTTTATTCCATCGCCGGGGCGCAGTGGGAAGGCAACCTTGCGGAGCAGTTCAACAACAAGCCGCGCTTCGAGGTGAACAAGATCCACTTGTCGGTGATGCGGATCATCAACGAATATCGCAACAACCGCATCACGGTGGACTTCGTTAGCAAGGACGGCACGTCAGACGATAAGCTGGCCGACACCTGCGACATGCTGTTCCGTGCAGATGAGCAGGACAGCGGTGCAGATGAAGCCTATGACAACGCCTTTGAGGAAGCGGTGGGCGGTGGCTTTGGTGCATTCCGTCTGCGCACTGAATACGAAGACGAGTATGACGAAGAGAACGAAAACCAGCGCATTCGGATTGAACCGATCTATGACGCTGACACAACCGTGTTCTTTGATCTAGACGCCAAGCGCCAAGACAAGTCTGACGCGAAGGTGTGCTTTGTGTTGACCTCGATGACGCGGGATTCCTACCGTAAAGAGTTTAACGACGATCCAGACACATGGCCGCACGAAATTCACCAGAATGAATTTGATTGGTCAACGCCTGACATGATCTTCATCGCCGAGGTTTTCCGCGTTGAGGAAGCATCGGAACTGATCCGCACGTTCCAATCTATCGACGGCGAGGAAACCCGCTACAGCGAGAAAGACTTCGCTGACGATCCAGAACTCGAGAACATGCTGACGGCCACGGGTCAGGTCGAGGTGCGCCAGAAGCGTGTGAAACGCCGCAAGGTGCATAAGTATATCATGAGCGGCAACGGCATCTTGGAAGACAGCGGCTATATCGCTGGCACTGAAATCCCGATTGTGCCTGTCTATGGCAAGCGTTGGTATATCGACAACATCGAGCGCTGCATGGGCCACGTTCGCATGGCCAAGGATGCGCAGCGCCTCAAGAACATGCAGCTATCCAAGTTGGGCGAAATCTCTGCGCTGTCCACGACCGAAAAGCCGATCTTCGCAGCCGAGCAAGTCGCTGGCTATGAGGTGATGTGGGCCGAGGACAACCTGAAAAACTATCCGTATCTGCTGATCAACACGATGACGGATGCGAACGGCAACGAAGCGCTGGCTGGCCCGGTGGCTTACACCAAGCCGCCGCAGATCCCGCCCGCACTGGCTGGCCTATTGCAGATCACCGAGCAAGACATCAGCGACCTGTTGGGAAACCAGCAGGCTGGTGAGCAGATGGTTTCCAACATCTCTGGCAAGGCTGTGGAGTTGATCCAAAGCAAGATCGACATGCAGACTTATATCTACATGTCGAACATGGCCAAGGCGATCAAGCGCTGCGGTGAAATCTGGCTGTCGATGTCGCGCGATGTCATGGTTGAATCGGGGCGCAAGCTAAAGGGCATCGGATCGCAGGGCCAGATGTCCACAGTCGAACTTGCCAAGCCTGTGCTGAACCCAGAGACAGGCGCAGTGGAATATGAGAACGATCTGAGCAAAGCCAAGTTTGACGTTGCAGTTGAGGTCGGGCCATCGTCTGAATCCAGACGCGCTGCCACTGTTCGGTCGCTGATGGGCATGATGCAACTGGCAATCGATCCAGAGACACAGCAAGTGCTTGGCTCGATGGCGATGCTGAACATGGAAGGCGAAGGCATCTCTGATGTGCGCGACTTCTTCCGCAACCGTCTGATCAAGATGGGCGTTGTTAAGCCGACCGCAGAGGAACAGCAGGCATTGCTGGAGGAACTGCAACAGGCGCAGTCGCAGCAAGCACCCGATCCGCAGGCGCAGTATCTGCAAGCAGCGGCAATGGAAGCGCAGGCCAAAGCAGGTCAGGCGCAGGCCAACACAACATATACCTTGGCACGGGCTGAAGAGACCAAAGCCAAGACCGTTGAGACGCTCGCTGGCATCCAGCAGAAAGAGCGCGAAAACGTAGTGAACACGGCGAAGGCACTTCAAGAAGTGGTATCGCCCGGAATGCGGCAACCGCCCAGCCGCACATTCTAATGGGTGAGAATTGAACGAGGATCGAATGGACGAAGAAAAGGCAGAACTAGACGACGAGTTTGAAGTTGAGCAGCCGGAAGTCGAAGAACCTGAAGAGGAAGAACTCGACACTGAGGGCGAAGCGGATGATGTCGTTGTCAGCATAGATGGGGAATCGCCTGACCCCGAAGACGAGAAGGAAGTTAACGCTCCCACTTGGGTGCGTGATCTTCGCAAATCGTATCGTGAGGAAAAGCGTCGAGCGAAAGAACTTGAGCAGAAGGTGCAGCAGCTAGAGCAGCGGACACAACCCGCGCAACAGCCGCTAGGCCAAAAGCCCACGTTAGATTCGGTTGACTACGATACCGAGCGTTATGAGACGGCACTTGCGGCGTGGTATGAAAAGAAGCGCCAGCATGACGACAGGCAACTATCCGTCAAGGCTGAACAGGAAGCTGTTCAGAAGGGATGGGAGAAGAAGCTGGAAGGGTATCATTCTGCGAAGGCAGATTTGAAGGTCAAGGACTATGACTTTGCAGAAGAAGTTGTCCAAGACACCCTAAGCGTCATGCAGCAGGGGATGATCGTGCAAGGTGCGGAGAACCCCGCTTTGCTCGTTTATGCTCTGGGCAAGAACCCAAAGAAAGCGAAGGAACTTGCCTCAATCACCGATCCCGTAAAGTTCGCCTTTGCGGTGGCCAAGTTGGAGACCAATTTGAAAGTCACGAATCGCAAGGCGTCATCCACGCCGGAAAAGAAGTTAAGCGGCACAGGCCGTCCTTCTGGAACGGTAGACAGCACCCTAGAACGGCTGAGAGCAGAAGCTGAACGCACTGGGAACTACACGAAAGTGACCCAGTATAAAAAGCAGAAGCAATCAGCGTAATCTCATAAAGGACACGCCAAATGGCAAACTCGTTTTCTAAAGAAGAGCGCGTAGCGTTCGAAGACATCCTCTCCGGCTTTAACGACGCGCTGGTCTTGTCGTCGTTGGTCACCAAGTATAACACCAATGGTCAACAGATGGAGCGTTCGTCGGACACCATCTGGCGCCCTGAACCCTACATCGCACAGTCGTTTGACGGTTCGGACGCTACGTCCAACTTCAAAGACTCGACCCAGCTTGCTGTGCCTGCAACCATTGGCTACCAGAAGCACTCGACGGCGCTGCTGACCGCAAAAGAACTGCGCGACCAGTTGCAGGAAAACCGTCTGGGTCAGGCTGCTGCTCAGAAGCTGGCTTCTGACATCAACGTGGCCGTGCTGACTGTTGCTTCTAACCAAGGCACTATCGTTTCCAAGCGCACCACCGCTGCATCGGGCTTCACTGATGTTGCAGAGGTTGATGCTCTGATGAACGAGCAGGGCGTGATGATGAGCGACCGCAACTATGCGCTGTCCACCCGTGACTACAACGGAATGGCTGCTGACTTGGCTGCGCGTCAGACCATGATCCAAATCCCGACCGAAGCGTATCGTCGCGCTTACGTTGGCGAAGTGGCTGGCTTCCAGACCTATAAGATGGACTATGCAACCCGTCTGACGGCGGCTGCTGGCACAACTGTGACGGTCAACGGCGCTAACCAGTATTACACCCCCAAGGCCACCTCGACGGCTTCGACGGGTGAAGTTGCAAACGTGGACAACCGCTACCAGAACCTGACCATCGCTGTTGGCGGCGGCACGGTGAAGGTTGGCGATGCGTTCACCATCGCAAACGTCTTTGCTGTTCACCACATCACCAAGCAAAGCACTGGCGTTCTGAAGACCTTCCGCATCACCGCAATCGTCTCTGGTTCGGGTGGTTCGGGTGTGGTTACGATCAGCCCGCCGATCATCTCCAATGGCGGTTCGACCGATGCGGAAGCGCAGTATAAGAACGTGACTGCAACGCCTGCAAACGGCGCGGCTATCACCTTCTTGAACACTGTGACTGCAGCAGTGAACTGCTTCTGGCACCGCGATGCCATCGAGTTGCTGCCGGCATCGTTGGCGATCCCGACTGATGCTGGTGCTGACATCATGCGTGCAACGACCGATCAGGGCGTTGAACTGGTGATGCAGAAGCAGTTCGACATCAACACCCAGAAGACCAAGTATCGTTGGGATACTTTGTTCGGTGTGGCGATGTTGCAGCCCGAAATGGCTGGCATCCAGTTGTTCTCGCAGAGCTGATAACAACGGAGAGGGGGTTTCGGCCCCCTCTCTTTTCATAGGGGAATGACATGGCGCTTAAAAAAGGTTACAGTAGCAAGACCATCGGCTCCAACATTAAGGCGGAGATGAAGGCCGGAAAGCCCAACAAGCAGGCGATTGCTATTGCTCTCAGCACTGCTGAAAAGGCCGCAAAGAAAGCTGGCAAGCCATCAAAAGCACCCAAGAGGAAAATGGCATGACTGTGATGCTCTACAAATCGCCTGGGCCGCACAAGTTTCATGGTGGCGATTTTGACTATATCGTTGTTGAAGAAGCTGACGTTGATGCGTGTGTGGCCGAGGGCTGGGCGCTGACAACGACTGAGGCTGGCGACAAACCCAAGCGCGGTCGCAAACCAAAGGTTGAGGAATAAATCATGGCCTTCACGAAGCGCGACATCATCAATCAAGCGTTTGCCGAAATTGGCATGGCCGATTATGTGTTTGATCTGCAACCGCAGCAGCTTGATAATGCGCTTCGCCAGTTGGACATGATGATGGCGACATGGAATGGCAAGGGCATCCGCATCGGCTATCCTCTGCCATCATCGCCCGGCGGTAGTGATCTGGACGAAAACACTGGAGTGACCGACATGGCTCTGGAAGCCATGTATTTGAATTTGGCCATTCGGATTTCCAGTGGATACGGTAAGACCGTCAGCCCAGAGACCAAGGCCGCTGCAAAGTATGCTTACAACCAGTTGCTTGGTCGGTCGGCGCTGCCGATTGAAATGCAGATTGGCAATCAAACTGTTCCATCGGGTGCTGGCAACAAGGGCTGGCGCTACTACAACAACCCCTATTTGCGTCAGCCTACCGATCCTTTGACGGTTGGCTCTGATGGCATTCTTGATCTGGAGTGAATCATGGCTAACATCAATCAGCTTTCGTCTACCTCAACATTGCAAGGCGGCGATCTTCTAGCCGTCTGGGCGCAAGACAACGGCGACACGCGAAAGGCTTCCATGTCGTTAGTGTCAGACTACGTTGTTGGCACAATTGAACTGCCTATGGACATCATGCGCAGCCAATACTCCGCGCCGAGTGCAACGGGATTCACGGTGGCGATTACGTCTGCGAACACATGGCTAGTTTTGAACCCAACCAACACATTCGCAGCCGGAACGATTGTTCTACCAACTGGTGTTGCAGACCTGTCAATGGTTTCTGTTGTAACAACCCAAGCCATCACGGCGCTGACTGTTTCTGTGTCTGGCGCTGCTGTGGTCGGCGCACCAACATCCGCTGCGGCCAACACCGCCTTCACTCTGCGCTATGATGCGGTTACTAACTCTTGGTATCCCGAAAACCAGAACTTCCTGAGCGCGACCGCGTTTGCTCTGACTCTGCTTAACGATCCTGACGCTGCAACGGCTCGAGCGACATTGGGGCTTGGGACGATTGCAACGCAGGCTGCGGCCAGTGTGGCTATCACTGGCGGCGCAATCACTGGCATCACAGACCTTGCCATTTCTGACGGCGGGACTGGTGCGTCCACAGCCGCTAACGCCCGCACCAATCTAGGGGCAGGGGCAGTTGGTGAGGCAGTATTCATTGCCGCCACGGCGAATGCTGCGCAGCAGGCTATGGACACCGAGGTTGGCGTGGATGTGCAGGCATACGATGCTGACCTTGGCGCTTTGGCTGGCTTGGCCACAAACGGAATGATCGCCCGCACTGGTTCTGGAACAGCGTCTGTGCGCACCATCACTGCCGGGACTGGCATCAGCGTTGCGAATGGTGATGGCGTTTCTGGCAACCCGACCATCACATCAACAGGCGTTCTTGAGAATGTCTCA